AAAAATCCACCCCGTTAACCTCAGCACAAACCATGTTCGGCAGTGTCGGTATTTTCCTAAACCCACTGCCGTACATCTCAAGCCAGTCTTGCACGAACTCCAGATGGTTATCCATACCAACGTCTGACATCAACCTTTCACATTCAGCCCATTCTTCAAGCCGGAGTTTGCAGGCCAGTACCCTAAAGCCTTCGTTTTGCAGAGTGGTGATTGCTTCCATTATCTGATGACAGTGTTCGTAATCGTAAGACAATTCTGAAATATCATACTGCTCAGCGTGATTAACGCTGTCTGTAATGTTTTCATCTGAATTATTATCTGTGATTACATCTGGTATAGGTTCAGCCGTTTGGCTGGAAGCATTCAGCGTATCGGCTGGTTCCATTCCGCCATTTGGCTGAATGGCAAAGGCTGGGACTGTATACCACTTTGTCCGGTCATAACCTTTCTTGTTGTAGTTGCCGACAATGATAATCCCGTCGCGCTCCATCTTCTTCAGGAGCTTTTGTATCTTATTGCTAGACCAGTATGGAAATAGCTCTGCGAACGCCTCGGCACTGTTATACGTCCAGTAATAGCCATCGTGCGCGTTAGTGTTGTTGGCCTTGTTCTTTGCTAACCAGAACTTGAAATTGGCCAGTATGATTGCAGCGTCAACGCCATAGAGTTCAGCGTCAGATATGTCAAAGTGGTGCATGGTCATATATAATGATCCTCGAAATATGATGATTTAACCCGCTAGGAGTTGGCGCTCCTTTGATGCGGGTTTTCTTTTGCCTGTCAATTATACCATAGCCAAAAACACCAGCCTATATGGTAACGGATCAATTACCAAATAAGCCTTGACCTTATTACTAAACATCTTTAGTATTTAGATTGAAGTTACCAAATAAGGTTTATCTATATGAAAACAGCGGTAGTAATGGAGCGCCAGCTCTGTGGTAAGCCAGTTCGACAGAATCATAAAACCGGAATGCTGAGCGCAAACGACCTGCATATTGTTGGCAACATGATGCGCAAACAGGAAGGCCTGACAGAAAAGCAGTCCTCTTCTTTCTTTATGCTGGATTCAACCAAAGAGCTGATCAACAAGATCTGCATTGTTGAAAACCTTTCTGCAGAAGAGGTAAAGAAGTCTGCCAAAGGTCGATACGGTGGGACATGGCTGCACCCGATCCTGTTTGCCGATATGGCAATGTGGTATAGCCCTGAGTTTAAAGTCCGGGTATTAAAGTGGGTAATGGATGGCTTGCTTGATGTCCGTGATAGCTCAGGTGACAGCTATAAGAAAATGGCATCAGCGCTAAAACAATCCTTTCCTGATGAATTCTCCCCGTTAAAGATGGCGGAAGTCGCAAACACTATTGCGGCTGAGTGCAGAGTAGGAAACGGAAAGGATCGCTGGCAGAAGGCTGCAGAGTACCAGTTATCACAACGTGACCGCATTCAGGATGCCGTGTCGCTGATTGCCGATATGTGCCCGAATATTGGTACAGCGGTAAACAAAGCCATCCAAAAGACGGCATGCATAGAAACAACAGCGCAATAGCGCAGAGGTGATTATGAGCAAGTATGCAGAGATGAGCGATTTTGAGATTAACAAGATGGTGGCTGAGCGGTTGGGTCTTAAGTTTTACGGAGACAAGCAGGCATTGGGTGGCGTTGCACCTGTTGCGCTTGAGTCTGGCAAAGTAGACTACTGTAACTGCTGGGTAGACGCTGGGCCGCTTATGGTTGAGCATTTTATAGCGCTGAACCCGGCTTCAAACTCAAGCGGGGAGAATGACGGGTGTTATTTCCATGACGGTTACTTTAATGCTTCTGGTGGAACAGGGGATGTAGAAGAGCTTGTAAATGGAGCATACCATGAAGCAACGAACGACAACCCATGCAGGGCAATAGCAGAGTGCTATCTGATGATGACGGAGGGTGGATTATGAACGAAGAAGCACAAAAGCTATTAATGATGTTTATTAGAGATGGGTATTCGGCAAGCGGCAATATATCAAAGCCCACAGCTTTAGCGATGATGAAATTTGTCAGAGCTGACAAAGAGCTGCAAAGATTAGTAAATATGGGAGACTGGAAATCAGTTAAAAATTACAGTCCTGGGCTAGCGGGTGAATCATGAGCAAGACAAAATTTACACCGGGGCCATGGCAGTATGCCGCAAATACTGTTTACAAATTAAACGAAGGTAGGGTAAACCATTTTTGGCTTAATGTATCCGCTACAAGTAATGGTGCTTCAGAGATTGAACAGGAGGCAAACGCAGCCCTGATTGCGGCAGCTCCTGAGATGTATCAGGAGATCGAAGGCGACATTAAGCGAATTGAAGCGCAGATGATGTTTAAAACTGACGCAGACGAAACACTGCCAGGATTAATTGATCTCAGGGATAGAAAGCTGGCATTACTGGCTAGAGCAAGAGGCGAATCATGAGCGCATGGCATAACGTAATGGTAGAAGATCCGGTAGAGGGTCAGGTTTATGATGTGTGGACCAAGCAGCATGGAAGACTTATCAATTGCGAACCAAGAAATGGTGCGTGGTACAAGATTACAGATCGCGGGGATTTCACAGAAATGATTGATATAACAAGCGCAGAAGTAACCCACTTCATGGAACCGCCAGAGCCGCCGAATAATTGATATGTGGTGGCAATATCTGATGTTAATAGCAGGGATTATCGCATGGGTAAACCTGCTACCAAAAGCAGTCGTTTGGTGGCTGGTAAATGTGGAAAAAGTTGATTTGAGAGGTGATGACGATGAAAAAAGTAACAGCTAAACCGGTTAAGGCATTTGAAGTATCTGTTGACGGAGAGGCTATAGGTACATTTGTATCTATGTCGACATGGAACGGAATGCATCAACTGGAAAAAGTAACCGGAACATCAGGCACTCTGATAGCTGCAGAGAAAGGCGAGAAAAGCTTGTTCGATATTTTCGGTATGGAAAATCCTGATCCGGTAGAGCTTATCGCTATATCGGCCACAAACGATATTAGCGCACTGGCCGACAAGATGAGGGATACAGAGTAAAAGAGAAAGCCCCGCAAAGGGGCTTTTTTTATGCCGGGTTTAGATCGAACTGATATCCTCTGTTTCGATCCATGTGAGATACACCAGGCCTTTAGTGGTCTGGTTGGATTCGTTCTTCATCTCCAGCACAAAGTTAGTATCAGGCGGCTGAATCCTAAGCGCCTCCCCGCCTAACAACCCACCAGGCGCAGAGTTACCACCACCTGATGATGGTATCTCTGTGTAATCCAGCTCAACACCGTTGGTCAGAAGGTCAGAAGGTGTATTAATACGCTGCCAGCCAACCAAAGCATTTCCTGATTTGTAAATAACATCAGGCGTTCCGGTTGGTGTAATATCCGTGATGCCACCATAAACCCGATACTCAATACCTCCAATATCAAAAGACGATATTGTACGGCTGAGCAGGGCTGAAACAGTAGGCGCAGAAGGAATGCTAATAACCCAGTACGCCGATTGACCGGAAAGTATTTCTACTCGATCATATCCGCGCCTGAATGTACCGTCACGCTGCGATTTTTCAGAAAGGTTGCTTGAGTAAGACTTTAGCCGCCTATCTCCCTCACCGCCTGTTGCAAGCTGCTGATTAAACCAGCTGCTTTCGTAATCTCTGGACATGATCAGAACTCCTTGCCGCCAAAGATAGCCCTGACGCTTTGGTTTGATGATGTCGGCATGTATGCAAGAACGTATTCGTCAGGGTTATCATCAATATCAATACCGATAAATGACAGAAAGTTATTTTCCAGACCCTCAACTGCACCTGTTGAATCCGCAGGTGTTGCCGCTATGATATCTCCAGAAGTTACTGTTTGACTTCCGTCGCCTATACCATGCTGAACATTACCATAGTCAGAATATGACAGAGCAGCAGACAATACCGGATTCCGGTAAACAAGAACCACTCCAAAATCGTTGCCTGTGGTATTTACTATCGACGCATTGCTTATTTTTACCGGAATATTTTTACGGTCCGTCCTGGCCTTAATGCCTTTTAGTGCGTATATAGTACCTACCGTGTTTGTTGGTACAGCTGCGGTAATAGGCAATGTAAAAGATTTTCCGATCTGCTCAATAGCGCCCTCTGTTGCCACTTGAGAGCAGATAGCGTTTAACTCTCCAGTGCCGGTGGTGCTTCGTAGCTCGTATCTTACAGAGTGATTAGGGGATGAAATAAATGTGTCTTGCGCATTGCCAGCCCAAGGCTCCTCATGAGCAAGAATAAAACCTGCATCAGTCTTGATAAACAGACGAAGACCTGTGCCACCAAGCCACAGAAAATCAAAAAAACCAACCGTAAAGTTAGACCAGTCGTAATCGCTAATCAGGTTGTAATTTTTCCAGCTGGCAAAAGGAATATTCATTGTCTCAACACCGTTGCGCTGAGCCTTTATTGAAATTGAACCGCCGTCATTCTCCAGCCAAAAACCGTCATATACCGTATCGTATGGCGATGCAGGGGCGCTTGAATAGTAGCCGACCATTTTCTTTACACCGGCATCAACGTCAAGGTTGTCAGCAGTAAATTCAACTAAGTGCGGCTTGCCTGACGCATAAGGTGTTTTATACTCACCTCTACGGATGCAGTACTGACCCGCTGTCACTGACATTTCCATTTTATTGACATTGAAATTAAAGGTGCCAGTCCCGACATTTTGCCAGATACGCAAATCATCAACATCAAGCGTTTTACCATCAAACAAGGTTGTGATCTGTGATCCACGGCGACGTCCGCCAGGGTCAATACCAACAGCTGACAAAGGGTTCTCAGCTGCACCCATGTCGGTTACCTTTAAACCGCCAGTCAGCTCGTCTACAAGCTCAGCATTAAACCAGCTTGATTCATAATCTTTAGACATATCATAGACCTAAAAAAGCCCCGGTTAATCCGAGGCTTGTTGTTGTCGCTTCTTAATCTCTGCCACGCCTTTTGCTTTGCGTAACGCTGAGATTAAACCCTGATCAGTTGTTTCAATCTCACCACCGGCAATGGTCATAATACGCCCGGCGTACATAACCTGTTTGCCGGGGCTTGACTTAAATTTAGCCATAACCCCGGACTCCTTTAGCTGGTAGAGATATTGGACAGGCGCGCCATATGGGTCTTGCTCTGGCGAATCTCCATGGCAAAATCACCGATAACACGGGTACGCTGACCGTCCTGACCGTTCTGAGTTGCATCTACAGTGCGCCAGTTGCCCGAGGCATTGGCATTGTTTGCCGCCATTGGAATGATATTAACTTTACCGGCGTCATAGATAATCAACTCATCATCTGACAGGTTGGTATCAACAACAATACGATTAACATTGCCTACCAATGGCAGGTCAGACGGCAGTTGAAGTAAAGAACCTTCGTCAGCAGTCCATTCAGCCAGCCGCTGTGAGCTGTAGTTTGCTGATACCAGCGCTGAAAGCTTGCGCGCCTGACGGATACCTACCGCAATAGTGTTTGCCATACCGCCACGAGCAACGATTTCAGCGTTTAGCTCGTTAATCTGATCCAGAGTCAGAGCTGCAGCCAGGTTGTCGGTATTGATCGCGCCAGCCTGGTCCAGGAAGAATCGAATACCACCAGTATAAGTAACATCTTTGCCGCCAATTGTAGCGGTTGCGCGACGACCACGAACCAAAGCCCGGTCCATCTGGATTGTTAATTGACGGATGCGCTCAGCAACCTGGAATGCCAGATCATTGGTATTGCCAAACTGGATATTGGCCAGAGCACGACGGCTGAATTCAACAGCGGTATCCATGGTCTGAAAGTAGTTTTCTACGTTTTCAGGCTGGAAAATACCGTCATTTTCGGCAAGCGAGTTTTCCTCGCGACCGATAGAGTCGATTGTCAGAACTGTGGTGTCTGCAATATCTGCGGCAGCAGTGCCGCCAAAGCCACGGGTTACAGTCAGATCGTTACCGGTAACAGCCGTTACCAGAATAACCTCATCAGAGCCTGTTGGCGCAATAGTCATACCTGGTCGGAATTTTGCACCGTCAATGACCGTCAAGGTGGTATCGCCTGCGACCTTAGCGCCATCCAAAGGAGAGCTAGTAGCGTCAATGCGGAAATCCTGCCAGCTCATTTTGTATTGATCAAAAGCAGGGCGCGCAGTTCCGAATCCTACAGTCTGCAAAATACCGGTGCGATTAGAGCGCGCAATCTCAAACGCATCATTAATAACTTTGTCGTTCAGCAGCTGATCCAGCTGATCAGAGGTAATAATATTATCAGCCATTTATCGGCCTCCATTAAGTGTGGCGGACAGGTAGCCCGTTAAATCGCCTTTTGCTTTCGCCTGCTCTGCAGCAGTGTTTTTAGCGTCACCCCCTGAGTGAGCGCCACCAGCAGCCCCGCCACCAGTTGCCTTGCTGCCGTCGATCAGGTAATCATATTCTGATTCGACAAAAGACTTAAATTTGTCAGCTGGCATTTCTACGCCGCCGACTACGTATTTAATGCTGCCATCTTCAGCGTACTGAGAGTGGCTTGCAATCTTGCTTTGCAGGTCTTTGGCCCGTTTTTCATTTGAAGGTGCCAGAGATGCTGCCAGAGACAGAGCTTTATTCTCGATCTCTACTTGTTGGAATTTTTCAGCCTGAGCAGACTTTTCGGATACAGTTTGGTCAAGTTGCTTTTGCAGCGCTTCAAGCTGCTCTTGAGACTGACCATAAAGAGTCTTAAAGTCCTCCTTCTCTTTCAGAGATTGAGTTTCTTTATCCTTTGCAGCTTGCTCGTATTCGCGCGCTCGGTCTTTGGCTTTAGCCAGATCAGACTGCAATGCTTCCTGATTGTTTTTCAGGCCAGCCACAATCTCATTTAGCTCAGTTTCAGTGTAAGTTTTTCCGGTCGGCTCTGCAATGCCTTCCTTATTGCCCTCGCCCTCTGCAGGGTTCGGGTTAATGTCATCCGCCATAATATTTAATCCAATTGTTGTCAATGCGTTTATTTTAATGCAGGTTAAGACTTTAGTCCAACTGGGCAAGCCACTCTTCTACTTCCTGCTCTCTTGTTCTCATCCTGTCATTAAAACCGCCTGAAACATTACTCGACATATTCTACCTCTATTACTTTTGCCGCCACCCTACCGTCAGGCGTTAGCTTATCAGAAACGCGTGTAACCTTGTACGACGTGCCAGACTTCAGTAGTATCTCTCGCTCACCTGAATTTATATCTGTAACGCTGGAAACGTTTAGGGCAGAACTGCCCTTTCTTGCCGATATCTTCATGATCACAGACCCTTCAGGTTCGGCGGAATAACCAGCAATAATACCGGCATACTGTTCAGATACAGACTCATCCCACGTCACTGACTGAGGTGTCTTGTTCTTCAAGCTCTTTCCTATCAGTTTTTCAGCATCCCTGAACAGCTCTTTAGATCGTATACCCCTGTAAAAAACCTGATCTTTCGTTGTTTTGCTCTTGCCAATGGCTTTATTTATCCTGTCGGCCTGAGACATCGCTGTTGATAATTCTGATTCAGAGTAACTATTAGGATCTCTCAGTATTCTGTTTAGATCGTAAAAACCGTCTCCTTTGTAGTATTCTATTGATGCCTTTTCTTCATTTGTCAGCACTGGTTTTTGCTTTGGTTTCGGCGCTATTTTTCTAGATGGCGCTATTGGCAGCTCAACAGGGCTTGTAGAATCCGGCTTCTTATACCCTCTTTTAGGTTTCGTCTTTGATATAAATTCTTTTTCTTCTCTACTGATGGCAGGGGGTTCTTTTTGCGGTTTTGGTTTTTCAACAGTATCCTTGTCAAGCGTCACGCCCTCAAGTTTCGACAGCTCTTTCAGGGTTAGCGTCTTTCCTTTGTCGTCGGTGAACTGCGAGAACGTAACCTGACCTTTTTTGTACAGCTCGTACCGCTCTTCACCCAGGTATTCGCGCTGGAATGAATCAGACTGCTTGCTGAACCAGCCCGGGAATGTAGAACGAGAGTCTACCGGACCAAACTTCGATGCACGTTGGCCACGTAACGCCGGATCATTTTCATCATCAACAACCACTGGAACACGAATACAACGGCAGTTATAACCCAGCGGCGCTTTCGGGCCTTTTCCTACCGGGAATTTCTTACTGTCCAGGTTCGCATGGAACACACGTGTTCTACTATCCAGTGTCGCTACCCATCGCTCAGCCTGAATCACATCACTGTTATTCCGGTAAACCTGCTCTCTCGCTTGAGATGCGTAATGATTTGATAGTGTCCTGGTTAGTGCTTCTGCCTGCGCCCGTGTCCGGTTATCAGTCGCCTGCATGATAGCTTTCACTATCTGCTGATTCGTCTGACCTTCTGCATTACCGGCCTGAATCGCCTGTTTAATCGTCCGGTTTAGCTGCGCGTCAGTGGATTTTGTGAACTGCTGAATCATCTGATCGGGTGTCAGGCTTTGCTTGTTACCTTTGTTGTCGATCAGTACAGCCTTTGACCTTGTTGCCAGTGCCGCTATCTGTTCAGAAGTAAAACCGGCTCCTATCTCTGCTGTGACAGCCTGCCCGACAACCCTTTGCGTGAATCCATCTTCGTATTCCGCTAATTCTTCCAGCTCCGGAAACAATTGACCCTGAATATCATCAACAGATGCGTGATAATCAGCAGCAGATCCTGTTCCAGCTTCGTCTGTCTGCGCTTTTGCAGGTCGGTCAGATCTTCATCTGCCAGCCGCTTACGAACTTGCCTTAACATCTCAGTCAGCAGAGGGTTGAGGCGATTGAACGCCCCGCCCCCGTATCTCTGCAAGAAAACCTGATGCCTGGTAAGTGCATCTATCAGAAAGGTGTTACTGCTCACAGTTTTTTACCAATTGCTTTGCAGGCTTGAACAAGCAAGTGTTGCAGCAGATAAGCTCTAATCTCCGTGTTTTTCATATTCACAGGAACGCCGTGATAATCCATAATATAATCTGTTGCGTGGCTCAACTCGTGAATCAGGATATCAAGAGAGACAGATTTGTAGCACAGTATAAAATACTGATCTCCACCGCTATCGTTCTCAAAGCTGCCAAGCAATGCGTCAGAGCCATTAAAATAATCTTCGGGCATATTGAAATTATAGGCATCCTGATACTTTTTAAACGCCTTGTCTGACCTGATCAAATCTACGCCACAAGAAAAGAATCCTGCATCCAGCCCGAAAACATTATTTATCTCATCTATCTTTCTGTTCATTGTTCACCCTCATTAGCTGAGCCCGGGTCCATTACTTCAACCATTTCGTCGGCGGTTTCGTCTGCAATCTTCTGGTCGAGTTCTTCAAGTGTTAACTCTGGGTCTTCCTCTCCAAGCTGCTGCAATCTCTTTTTGTAGCTTCCAGGGCTGCGCACTTGGGCGATAATTTCTTTCTGCCATTGTGCGCGCATCTCAGGCGTAAACTGCGCGTCAAAGAATTCAGTGTTCAGCTCAAATTCGACCTGCTCCGGATCAGCTCCGGCGAACATAGCGCACCATTTTAGAAGTTGCTCAATACCTTCAGAGCAATTGCCTACTACTGTAGTCAGAATAGACGCCTCACCGCTGGCATTAATACGCGCAGCCTCTGCTGTTTCAGCCTGTCCACCCTCTGTGATGATTCTAGCTCCAACCTCCCGCATCTCTTCGCGCAGATCTTGCAGGGCAACACGTAAAGATGATGACTCTGGTGCGCTAGCTGTATCAAAGCCTCCATTCTCCCCGAAAATCATGCCGGTGTTAGCACCAACCTGAACACCATCAGGGTTAAAGGTGTCGAATTGCTCTTTAGTCAAACTGGTGCGCACACCAAGCGTTAGCTGGCCGTGAGTATATAGGTTTTCCCGGTGGTCAGCTGACGTTTGCCAGTACGCAACAGCAAGATTTGACAGTCCGTACAAAGGCCCGATATCAACATTAGGTCGATTGTCGTCAGACCCAATAAACTGGAACGGTATTTCTCGAAGTCTTGCGCCAGTCGAATCGGTCGGTGTCATCAGCTCGCCAATAGGTGCTCCACCATCATCGTAAAGCTGCTGCTCATACCCTTCAGGGGTCAGTCTGAGGACCCGGTATACCTTGTCACAGTTATGGCTGTACTCGTCGTTATCATCCTGCTCTTTAAGTTCAGCCAGTACGACCAGTGTCAACAGGTTTTGAGCACCTACCTTTTCAGTTTTCCAGTTAATGATTGATTCAGCGGGATAGACGGCAACAGATGGGCGCAGATTTAACAACCGCTCCTGTTCTCTGGTGATCTCCCCTGGCGACTGAGGCATGTCAACCAGACCGCCCACACGACCGACATCTACAACCTGAGTCACAAGCTCTTTGCTCAACTGCTCAAGGCTACGGCTTTGCCCGTCAGTATCTTCCAGCAGGTAATCAATTGAATCAGGGATATCCACGACCGGGGGCTCTCGAAACACCATTCCCACCAGTCCATTAAGCGTTCGTTCAACTACTGGATAGAACAATGCTCGATCAAGATACCGTTGATACCTGGCTTTATTGGTTTTTGATTCGTCGGAAGCATTGGGAATTGGCAGGTATATTTCTCGACCTGCTTTAACTGCAAACTGACCGGCATTAGTATCCCTCTCCTGCCGCCAGATTGGTAGTGATGCGTCGTATTCTGGGTGTGTAGTCGTTACCGGCATGATACCGCCCTGTCAATTATACTTTCCGATATTTTAGCACAGGGCAGGCATTAAAAAACCCGCCGGAGCGGGTTGGTTTTATTTGATCTTTAGTTTCTATGCGTCAGCCTCAATAAGAATCAAGCTGTCAATATCTAAAAAATGCAACGGTTTAAATTCTTCCTCGCAACCTAACGATATATTCCAGCATATACTATGCTTTATTTTTGCCAATCTGTACTTGCCATTTGTTTTTACGGCATATAGGCCGTTAACAGGTGGCGAGCTGTGATTAACACCAACAGACTTCAGTCCTTTGATAGCGTTAATCACAGAAAAATCTATTCTTTTTTCACCTGAATAACAAGTTATTGCAATACCATTGTCGTGCAGAAATTCTTCTAACACTTTAAATCTGGACTCCAATACAGTAAGACGTTTTACCTGATTTTCCAGTTTTTTATTTTTTTTAAACCGCTGCTTAGATGTCTTTTTTATTCTTTCGTTTTCTATGGTTAGATTTGATATCACTTCTTCTAAGCTGCTCACCCTAACACCTCTCTCACTGCTTCGTTAACCGCCTGCTCTAATGCTGTGCGGCTCATAGTTCTATCATTCTCGATGCTGTCATTTAGCACCGCTGCTACTTCGTAAATCTTATCAACAGGTACATCTGACCTGAATGTATTAACATGCAATGCCATTCGAGACAGGCGAGTTAAGTTGGCCGGTTTGTACAGATTGATATGATTGTGATCTGGTTCGATTTTATCTTGCATAAACCCTCCTGCGTTTTGATTATGGTAGCAACACAGGAGGTTATCGGTATTAGGCTTTAGTATGAGAAGCTGATAACAGAGCTGTCGAGCATTGGGGTAAAACGCTTGTGCATACAGCGGTATCTGAATGCGTCGTAGTCGTGATCTTCCTGCTCTGTATCAACATCGTCAGGGTTTTTACTGTCACGGGACAGGATAGGAAATCGAGATATAAAGCCGCGGCAGTTTTCAAACACATAAACACCAGGGCGCTCACCCACACCTGATTCCGAGTCTTTTGCTTCTATTGAGCCCTCCAGCAGCTCGCATATAAGTTGAGCACCATTAACCCGCGACCCTGGCTTTTTGTTGGCCGGAATCCACTCGACGCCCTGAGCACTCATCTTGTCAGCAATAGAGATCTGATCATCATCAGTATTGTAAATAGCAGAGTCGGCCGGCCCGGAAAGAACCTCAGATGATATGCATCCTGGAATCATGTTTATCTGGCCGTCTGCACTACCTTCTATGCCATTGCCAGACCTTAGCGCATCATCTATGCGCTTAACCATTTTTGCCACATTAGTGGACGACATGCCCAGCCCTTTATTTACCTCGTCAGGCTGGCATCCGTAATACTCTGCAATCAGAAATATGCTGCCCCTAGCAAACTCTCTGCTTTTACCATCTATAACAACAGGTGATCCGTCAGACTCAGCAAACCACAGATTGGCAAATGGCTTGGACTCACCCCAATCGTGCGACCGGTCAACAATCCATCCTTTAGGAATGGTAAACGGCTTAACAACGTGAATAGAGTCGCGCCAGAGCCAATCAAATCGACCGCCCGACGTTACAGACCAGTCGCCATCAACCCAGGCTTTGCGCTTGTTCGGGTCTTTGATATTCATCAGAAAAGCGATGTAGGTTTTATCTAGGTACGGGTTTTCTCTCCAG